AGAAAGTTAAGATGGCACAAAAAATAGAAGTTGAATTTGAGTTAAAATACAAAGAAGCCGTTAAGAATTTAGATGAGTTTCAAAAGGAGTATGCAAAACTTGAAAAGGAAGTTGTAAGTGCTAATGAAAAAACTGCTGAAAGTTTAGAGAAAGTTGAAAAAGGTGCAAAGGATAGTGCAAAGGGTGTAAAGAAAGTTGGAGTATCTTTAAAAGGTCTTGCTACTGCAACTGGTGTTATATTCGTATTACAAAAAGCATTTGAATTTGTAAGTACTGCCATACAAGAGAACCAAGAAGTAATGGATGGTTTAAATGTTGTATTTAAAACTGCTCAAATAGTATTTAATGAAGTACTTGGTGTTATAACAGATGTGTATAAAAGTGTAACATCTGCATCTGAAAACTTTGATGCACTTGGTAAGGTAATGGGTGGTTTGTTGACCATTGCGGTTACACCTTTAAAGGTTGCTTTTTATGGTATTCAGTTAGGCATACAAGCAGCACAGTTAGCTTGGGAACAATCTGTATTTGGTGATGGTGATCCAGAAACAATAAAGGCTTTAAATGAAAGTATTGCAGAAACTAAAGCTAATTTAGAAGAAGTTGCAGATGCGGCAGTTGAAGCGGGAACAGATGTTGTTACAAACTTTGTTGAAGCAGTACAAGAAGCGGGTGCAATAGGTTCACAACTTGTTGAGGGTGTGAAAGAAATAAGTGTTGAAGCTGCATTGGAAACTGCAAAGGCAAACCAAGCATTGGAAAAGTCTGCACAAATAGCTGCTGCACAAAGTAGAATACTATTAGAACAATATGATAGACAAGCGGAGATACAAAGACAAATAAGAGATGATGAAACAAAAAGCATAGAAGAAAGACAAGCTGCCAACAATGAGTTAAATAATATCCTAGACAAGCAAGAAAAGGAAATGACTAAAAATGCTAAATTAGTCAAAGCAGCAGCACAAGCACAATTTGATTTAACTGGTAAAACAGAAGATTATGTTGCGGTGTTGGATGCTGAAGCGGAAGTACAAGCAGTTGCAGCAACAGTAACTGGTTTTAGGTCTGAACAACAAGTAAACGCAAATGCACTTACAAAAGAAGCAACAGAACTAACAAATGCAAAGTTAGAAAGTGAAAGCTTACTATCTATTGAACAAAAAAGATTTAATGCAGAACAGATAGATGATGAACTATTAAGGCTTGAGAAACTAAAAGAAATTGATTTGCTTGAAGCAGAACAAGAAACTATAAGATTACAGGCTATTGTGGATAATGCAAATGCGGGTACACAAGCTAAAATTGATGCACAGATTGCTTTAGATGATTTTACCGAACAATCAAGACAAACAAATTTATCACGAGATAAAGAAATAGCAGAGGCATCAGCAGAAATATCTGAAAAAGAAGCAGATGCAAAAATAGCATCTCTTGATGCATACGCAGCAATGGCTACAAATGTTAGTAATTTACTTGGTAAAGAAACAGCAGCAGGTAAGGCTTTAAGCGTTGCAGCAGCTACAATATCAACTTATACATCAGCCACAAAGGCTTATGAAAGTCAACTTGCAATAGCAACTCCAGATGCACCGATTAGGGCTGCTTTAGCGGCTGGTGTGGCAGTAGCAACTGGTTTGGCAAATGTCAAAAAGATATTAAGTGTACAAGTACCAGGTGGTAGCGGTGGTGCACCAAGTGGTGGAGTACCAACACCAACAGCACAACCCCCAGCATTTAATGTAGTAGGAGCAAGTGGTGAAACACAATTAGCAGATGCAATAGGTAGTCAAACACAAAGACCATCAAGAGCATATGTAGTAAGTAACGATGTAACAACTGCACAAGAAATGGACAGAAACATTATTGAGGGTGCAAGTATCTAAATGCAAATTTAAAAATTAAACACGTTATATATTTATGAGAATAATAGAACTTATTTTAGACGAAGAACAAGATGATATTGGAGTGGAAGCAATTTCTATTGTAGAAAGTCCGGCCATTGAAAGCGACTTTGTTGCATTAAAGAACCAAGAAATTAAACTTGCAGAAGTAGATAAGGAAAAGAAAATACTGATGGGTGCTTTATTAATCCCTAATAAGCCTATCTACAGAAATGGAGCAGAGGGAGAGTATTATATATACTTTTCAAAAGATACTATTGTAAAAGCATCACAAATGTTCTTACAGAAAGGAAACCAAAGCAACTCAACATTAGAACACGATGAAGTTTTAAGCGGATTAACATTGGTTGAAAGTTGGATTGTAGAAGACAAAGTGAAAGACAAGACTGCTTTGTATGGATTAGATGTACCACTAGGAACTTGGATGGGAAGTGTAAAGGTTAACAACGATGAGATCTGGAATGAGTATGTTAAATCAAATAAAGTTAAAGGCTTTTCTATTGAGGGGTACTTTGCAGATAAAATGGAAGCACCTAAAGAAGCTATTAAAGAGGATATGAGTAAAGACATAGAACTTTTAAATAAAATAAAAGACATATTAAATGCAAAGGAATAATAAAAACAAAATATTTATACCTAGTAGAACATCACCTAAAGGTGGCGGTCGGGGTTGTTTATGTTGGGATACTAATAAGTATTCAATAGAGTGTTGTGATGGTTCAATGAAGGCACAAGGCATAGGTGTTATAACAAGAACAGACTGAAAATGCAAATTTTAATTTAATAACCGTTATATAAATAGTATGAAAGCAAACCAAATGTTAAACGAAATAAAAACACTTCTGAATATAGAAGTTAAACTTATGGAAATGAAGTTAGAAAACGGCACAATAGTAAGTGCTGAAGCCTTTGAAAAAGGAAACGAAATATTCATAGTTACTGACGATGAGAAAGTAGCGATGCCAGTAGGGGAATATATTTTAGAGGATGGTAAATTATTAGTTGTTGAAGAAGAAGGTATGATTGCAGATATGCGTGAAGTATCGGATGAAGTACCGGCTAAAGAAGAAGTTGAAGAAACAGAGGATCTGGAAGAAGAAGAAAAAAAAGAAATGGAAGAAGAAGCGGATGTTGCAGATTGGAAAGGAATGGAAAAAAGAATTCAGAACCTAGAAGATGCGATTGCAGACCTTAAGAAAGATAAGGTTGAAGCTGAAGAAGAAGTTGAAATGGCTGAAGAGGTAAAGGAAGAAATTGTTGAAGAAGTTAAGGAAGAACTTTCAGCAGTAAAACCAATTAAACATAATCCAGAAGCAAAGACACCACAAAAGAAACAAGTGCAATTTGCCAAAGGACAATTTAACACAACACTAGATAGAGTATTAAGTAAATTAAACAAATAAAAATGAATAAAAGAAACGTAAATTTAGCAACAACTACCAATATCACTACGACCTATGCGGGCGAGTTCGCGGGAGAGTACATAGCAGCAGCTTTATTATCTGCATCAACTATTGATGATGGTGGTTTAACAGTAAAGGCAAACATTGCTTTTAAAGAAGTAATTAAGAAATTAGCTACAAGTGCATTGGTACAATCTGCATCTTGTGATTTTGACCCAACTTCTACAGTTACACTAACTGAAAGAGTTATTGAACCAAAAGAACTACAAGTAAACTTACAATTATGCAAGTATGACTTTGTAAATGATTGGGAAGCACAATCAATGGGTTATGGATTAGGTCAAACATTGCCACCAAAATTTTCTGACTTTATGATTGCTCACGTAGCTTCTGAAGTAGCACAGAACACAGAACTTTGCATCTGGCAAGGAGATACAGCAGCGGGTTCTAATAACTCTTTTGATGGGTTTGAAAAACTAATTGCAGCAGCAGCAACTGCGGGAGATATTCCGGCAGCACAACAAGTAGCGGGAGTAGCACTAACATCTGCAAACATCATTGATGAATTAAGCAAGGTGGTTGATGCGATACCTGGTGCATTATACGGTAAAGAAGATTTATTCTTGTATATCGGAACTAAAGCAGCTAAATTATATGTTCAAGCACTTGGCGGATTTGGAGCAAGTGGTTTAGGAGCAAATGGTGTTGCTAATATGGGAACACAATGGTGGAACAACGGAAGCCTATCAGTAAACGGTGTAAAAATATTTGTTTGTCCTGGAATGAGTGACAACAAAATGTATGCAGCACAACGTTCTAACTTATACTTTGGAACCGGCTTGTTGAACTCAACAAATGAGGTTAAGGTTCTAGATATGGCGGATCTGGATGCTAGTAACAATGTAAGAATGGTAATGCGTTTCACTAGCGCAGTACAATTCGGAATTGCATCTGACCTTGTAGAATACGCATAATTAATTAATTAATCAATAAACTAGGGTAGGTAGTTAGTCTACTTACCCTTTTTTTTTAAAACAAATAAAAACAATGGCTTGTACATTAACAACAGGTAGAAAACTACCTTGCAAAAGTGCCTTTGGTGGCATTAAAAGAGTTTACTTTGCTGATTATGGTGACATTACTGCAATCACAGTAGATGCACCAACAGGTGAAGCAACATTTACCGGAACACCAACTTGGTATGAATATGATGTAAAAGGTAATTCATCTTTAGAAACTACTGTAACAAGTAGCAGAGAAAATGGAACTACTTTTTATACTCAAACTTTAAACCTTACATTAACATATTTAGATGCTCTAACGCAACAAGAATTACAAACACTTGCAGTAGCTAGACCATATGTAGTTGTTGAAGACTATTACGGCAATAGCTTCTTATGTGGCTTTGAAAATGGGATGGAATGCACCGGTGGAACGGTAGTAACTGGCGCAGCAGCGGGCGATTTAAGCGGATTTACTCTTACGTTCGAGGGAATGGAAGAAACTGCACCTTATTTCCTTGCAAGTGCAGTAACTGGTGATGCAGCACAAGTAGACCCAACTGCATAATTAATATTTATTTTAAATTAAGAGCATCCTTT